AACTGTGATATGTCGTATTGAAGCGGGGTAGGGTCAGGTAACCCAAGATGCTTCCAACAGATGAACAGAAAGTTACGAAAGTCTTGAAGCTCCGCTGGAACTTCGTATTTAGCTTTCATTATTTTGACTGTCTAATTGCTTCTTGAACTTCAGGAGGGTCGTTAAAAGGCAGTACATTAGCGAGTTTACCAAGTGGAGATGATTCCTCGGTTAAACTTATTATATTGTTGTCCTTTAGGAACTGCCTAGCGCCGTTTAAAACTGCCGCATTAGGCTCGTCGAGATCCATGTTGGTTATGATCTCACGATATGTATCAGCGAGTAAAACCTGTAATTGTTCTAGTTGATCTCGTTTTTTCATAACCCTTGGGCTGTTTCGTGCATTAGGTGGTAAGAGTAAACGCAGCAGTCTCGTATAAGGTAGCGTCAGAAGAACCAGCTGTAGTAATAGCAATGTATAACTTCTTATCGGAGGTGTTAAAGAATAACTCTCCTTTTGTTGCTTCCTTCTTAAACTTATCTTCGTCCCCTGCCGTATCGCCTGTCTTAATAGCGATAACGAAATCTTTCTTATGTAATTTATTGTACGACATGACTACTTAGCTTGCGGTTCCAGCACCGATACAAGGCGAGGTTGGGCGGAGGCGTAGGTCACCATTGTCGGGGTCTACGAATTGTGGGTCAACAAATATGTTGTCTGTACCTCCGCTGGTGTCATCTGTACTCATGTCGTACACACAGCAGTTGGTGCATTTAGTTATGTCAAGAGCCGTAGTAGCTATCGCACTTGAGTTACTAGACATAAAAATAGAATTTGTAGCTGTTGGTCGATTGCCTGTAGTCGTGATTCCATTAGCAGAAACATTCGGACATTTAATAAAGAAGCTACAATGATCGATTGACGCTCCTTGCATATAAAAGAATAGTCTCTGCGTTGAATTGTCGGGAAAGAAAGCAATCGATGAATTAGATATTACATGGTTCTGTCCGTGATTCGATGAACCAAAAATACCGAAATTTGCTGGGCCATCTTCAAAAGTATCTGCATGGGTTATTAAATTATATGTTGCAGTTGTGGCACTAAAGTTTGAGTAGTAATGCACATTAGCAGCCTTGAAACCTTCTAACTTAACGGTAGATGTCGTACTACTTCCGACTAATATTTGCCTACATATTGTATCACCGAATAGATAGGCTCCGTTTCGGTTCAGGCTTTTGTAGGTCATGTCCGCAAAATCACCAGCGTTCCATGCTTGAATACCTGAGAATGTGTATGTACCGTCCGTGAAAAGAATAGTTCCTCCATTCCCAGCATCTGCTTCTGCTGTGTCTAGTGATGAGTAACCGTAAGCGTTAGCGGCTGATGTGCCGTCTCCTAAGCCTTGTGCCGTGGGTGCGATGTATACTGTTGCCATGATATTATATTAGTTAAGATTGGGTTAAGCGATTGTACCGCCTGAGATTAAGATGGGTGCTGGGTTTGCTCCAATGTCGGGAAGATTGTATCCTTGTCTGATTGGTAAACCGTTTGCTCCTTTTGTGTCGGAGTCCCCGCTGATAACTGAAATTTTCTCTCCTGTAGTAGCATCCGTAACTTCAATGTCAGGCTCTCCTGTATCATTTTCTAAAACGAAAGCGGGAAGGTCAGATGCTAAGGCGAAGCGAGTCGGTGTGCCGGTTGCACCTTTTGCCACTCTTACTTCGGCGGCGGAGTCTTTTAGTAGGTAGGTAACATTTCCATCCGCATCGGCTATAACCATTGCCGACTTACTCGGATTGTCCATCACCTTAAACGATTGGTTGGGACTTGCTCCAATGTGTGGGTTATCCGTTCCACGAAGTGCGGTGGTTAGAGGTGTGTCTACATCGACCGAGACTTGTCCAGCTTCCCATTGCGACCCTGTCCATTTAACAACATCTTGAGAAGAAGGACTCGAAACGGATACATCACTAAGATCGTCTAGCGCATGGGTGTGTGCCGCAGTTGCGTAGTCGGCTGAATCAAATGCTTTTACTTGGGCGAGGTTCGTAACCTCAGAGTCCATCAAAGCTCCAGCGGCTTCTACATTCGTAGCATCCGTTACATCGGCTGATGCCTCAATGCCATCCAGCTTTGTAATATCGGATGCGGTGACAAACTTGTGGGCGGTTGAAGTGTCGTCAATGTCGTCTGCGTCTAGTACCACAGTGCCTGTTTGGGTGTTGACCGATTGCACCGGTGCTTGAGCCATTAAGGTGCTGATGGTAGATTTTTTGGATACAGGTGTGGTAGCTGGGTCTACTGTGACCGCAATCAAATCTGTACCTACCAAACTTGTGGTAGCGTTAAGGTCTGTGAATTTCTTATTAGCCATAGTTTTATATAGTTGGTGCGCTTAAAGCATATGGGTGTGAAGAGTCTAGGTTTCCATCGATGCCCCACTTGTGAGCGAGGTAGCCTTCAATTTTTTGGCGGTCATTACTGTCTGTGAAAGCAATTACTTCTGCATATTTGCCCACAAAGTTCTGTGTTTCACCTTCAGCATGGCCCAGGTTAAAGGTATTAAGATTATCCACTCCTGAGTTTCCTGAGTCAGTTAGTGTTCCATTCAGAAAAGCCGCTCCGCTAGGGCCATTTATTTTGGCAACAAGTAACTGAAATGATCCTTTGGTAGGCGAACCAAAACCTACAAAGGTATTCCCACCGCCTGATGTTTTTCCAAAAATCTCAACAGAATCTGTGGCCCTCTTTCTGATTGCACATCTATTAAGACTATTATTTGTTCCTGCCCATAAGAAGTATTGATCCGTAACAAGTGAGTCTAACTCTACTAAAAACGCTATGTAAATGGCGCTAGATATATTGTGCGAAAATGTGTTATTTTCTAAGCAGTCATCATCAAAGTCTAACACATTTAATGAATTTTGCGTGATTGTATTTGTGGTCGGCCCTGTTGATCCTGAGACAGGAGCTAAGTTTAAACTATTTCCGCTCTTGTCCCTCCATTGAGTAACCTCCGACCCGCTCGTGCTAATGGTTGAGCTATCACTTGCATCCCACCACCCTACTGTACTGATCCGTGTGGGTGTCCACAGGGCAGTCTCCGCAGTCTCGAATGCGAGGTAATCGTTTGCCGCAGTCAAGTAAAAGCCGGAATCATCCTCCAGCTTGTAGACCCCGTCGATACCTGGTTCGGGTTGTACATCTTGAGCCGCATCGAATCCATAAATAGTACCAAATTCAGGTCTTTTTACACTACTAGGCTTAATAGTGATATTACTAGGGACGGACATCCCCGATGGAAACTTGATCGACATTAAACGGATTGAACGGTTCCAAGGGCATATACGCTGTAAGTACCGTCCGTTCTTGACGATACATTAGCGCGCAGTTTCTCGTAATGACCGTGATCGTCGCGTATTGTTACCGATCCATCGGCGGTTACGGACTCGCTATGAAACACGTGCCAAGCTCCGCTTTCGCTGAGATAATACTCGATGTCAACGGTAGCGCCCGCAGTAACGGCGGTTGATACGATAGTAAAAGTCCATCCTTTAGAGCGTTGAACGTTTGAAGCAGATCCTGCTCCTGTTGTAGTAGCTCCGTCTAATAAAGTTATTTTTTCTAATGCTTGTAAGCTCATGGTATTTCTATATTAATTTTTAATTTTTAAATAAGCAATGTTTAATAGAATCGTTTGCGGTACTGTTGTAATGGCATCTACTAACATTTCCAACGACGCAATGCCAACGCCTTCCTGGTGGGGCGACCCTTACTATCTTTCATTGGGCCTTTAACGCCGCTCATACGCGCACAGAACGATTTCTTGCGAGATCCACCACCAGGTTGAGGAGCCTTTAGATTCGACCCTGTCTTACGGTTGTAATACGCCCGTCCCTTCGCCGTTAAGCCTCCCTTTTTAGACTTATGTTCCTTACGCAGGGATACGCCTTTACGACTCACTTCTCAGGAAAACCTTTCTTCATCCTACCATAAGCTTTAGGCGAGACAGTAGACTTGCTTTTAGGACGACTGATGCCGAGTTTCTTACGGCGGTTAATGTTATAGTATAATCCTCGCTTTTTCATCTTTTCATTAAAACCTCCATCATGCGGTCGAGTTTATTGTGAATTTCTTGTATTGCCGACTCAACCTTGCCCATTCTATTTTCCACAGCTATATCTCTTTCCTTTTGCGCAGCCAGCTCCACCTCTATTTTGGTCATCCGTTTCTCTCCTATATCGATTCGTTGGATGATGCTCTTAGTGACCCAGCCTACTATGCCGAGACACAATACTATAATCGTGTTAAAAAAACTAGCAAGTGACTCGATCATCAACAATCTACAGCGTCGTTAAAATCAGCCGTACTTTTTAGATTTAAATACGATTGTTTAATGGCGTTTTCACCGTCTAAATCGTATGTAAATTCCTTCATTAGTTTATTAACAATACGACCGTTTGCTTCGGTTCTGATTTCAACATAGTAAGAAGAAGCTCCTTTCGAGCAAGTTGCATTTGATACCTTAATGTAGGCGTTAGGTATTTCAACTTGTATGCCAAAGTTGTCTGTTAATTGAATAGTTTTTTGTAGTGCCATGATTAAAGTTTTAAGTTTGTAGATTGTCGATTACAGATTTTAAAGGCGTTCCTGTGCTATAATCGTTTATAGCGCTCGTTGTTGCATCAAACATATTATCGGTAATAAAGTACCTATCACTAGCGTTGCCTATACTCACACCATATACAACAGTAGGTGAGTCCCAAGCTACATTGTCACTAATAGAAACTTGCTGACACGCATCTATATTTATGTATTGATTAGCATTTGTTACATCCTTGAAAGTATTGTTAGATATTTGAACATTATCTACTTGCAAGCAGAAGATAGGACTACCGCCGTCTATGATTGAGAATGTAGAGTTATTAATTAAGATTTCACCTATTTCAGCCGAACCTTGCGCTCGTATGGTTTCCGCACCGTAAGTTACAAAATAGCAAGATGTTATGTGGATCTTAAATATCTGTCCATCGTTGTTTGCTACCATGTAAAGAGCGCGTCCCGTGCCTTGGTCGAATTGACACCCATCAAACCAAATATCTCCTAATTGTGGGCCAGCGACGCCTTGAGGTGCTGTACCGTTGCAAATTAATTCGGTTTGACTTCCATAAATATAACAATGATTAAAGTGAATACCTCTGATTTTACCCGTACCACCTGAACTTAGGTCTAAGGGATTCAAACCTACAGCTTGCTTAGATACAAATTCGCAAGCGTTGAAAACCATATCTCCGCAGAATGAACCCGTTGCGGTTGCTTCAATACGACAGGTTGAGTTTCTTACTACTACTTTCTTGCAAGAGAAATGACGGGTTTCTTTAAAAAATAGTGCGGCATTAGATTCAAATTGATGTATCAGTATATTTTCTAATTTGGAAAACAAGAAATTATCACAAACATAACCCGTTTCACCTATAATTAAAGCTTTAGAGCTAGGAGAAGCGTAGCCACTAAAAGTTAAATCTTTAATTGATATTCCCGAAATGCCCCTACCCGCGCCTTGGTCTGCTAGCAAGCATCGAGGGACGATGGACATAACATTAATAGCCGATCCGTCAGGATAAAGTGTGGCTCCGTTTCCATTTAGTTTTACGCTG